CAAGGAACTTGAAGAAGTAAATAAACAAGAACAACACAAATATTTAGATAGGAGATTTTAATGGAAGAGTATATCATGGATGTAGAAATAGACAATGAACGAACAACACTTAAAACATTCTCACGAACTGTTGAAGGTGCTATAGATAACATTGTCAAAATGCATACAGTTCAAAAACTTTTTAACATAGATAATGTAGATACCCAAGAGACTTGGGAGTTTGAAGAAGACATTGAAGAGTTGAGAAAGATAAGAAACAAATTACCTAAAAACATTGAGATGTTTTTTAGTGTAGGAGAAAACTAAAATGGAATTTATGTTAGCAGTAGTAGGTGTTGTTTTACTTTTGTCAATGACAACTTTGTATATGTACTTGGTTGATACTGATAAAGTTGAACCACATATACCTACACGAATACAACATACTCAACGTGGAAACTTTTGGGATGCAGAGACTAAACAGTTTTACAAATGGGATAAGTTAATGGAACTACACGAAACGAGGAAACAAAATGACACAACACAATGAAGCTGTTGAACAACAAAAAGAAATGCTTGAGTTAGAAAAACAAGCCAAACAAATTGTTTGTATTGAAACAAGATACCAAGATGGTTTGTGGTCTCAACAAACTACAGACTATGCAGATGGTAGAAGGGTCACAGAGTTTAGAGACAGCCGGAAGAAAACTATAGAGGAGAATAGGTATGGCGAAGACGTGGAATAAATCTGTGTATACATCTGCTACACAAGGCAGAGGTAAAAAGACAAGTCAAGGTGGAGGGAATGTTAGCACCTCAACCATGAACAAGAATCAAAAAGCTAACTATAAAAAATATCGAGGGCAAGGTAAATGAACATATTTTATTTTAATGAATGTCCAGTTGAATCAGCACTAGCACAGCCTGATAAGATGCTAGTGAAAATGCCATTGGAAACAGCACAGATGTTATGCACAGCACATCGAGAACTAGATGGTGATGCGTGGGCAGACAAGCAAGGACTTTACAAACGTGCCTACTGGAATCATCCATGTACTATATGGGCTAGAGAATCTAGCTCTAACTACTCATGGTTGTATCGACACTTTGTGGCTTTGTGTATTGAGTACAGTCACAGATATGGTAGATCGCATTTAAGTTTTGATAAACTATCAACACCTCTTATGCAGCTACCACTTAACATAACTATTGGTGAAATGACACCACTAGCACAGGCTATGCCGGAGGAGTATAAGAATGAGGATGCTATCATTGCTTATCGTGATTACTGCATTAACGAAAAACACTATGCCAAATGGGAACGCAATAGAACTAAGCCTACTTGGTGGACAACACAGGAGATTGCATGAACTATATATACGAACGGATGATGGCTGATGGAGAAACAGCTATCTTTGACAGAGATGAACTGCAAAAGTTTGAGGACTACGTGTCTTCAAACTATGAATCTTTCTATAATAACAAGGCTACTTATGAAGTAAAAAGAGACGGAGAACAATTCTTAGTTACTTTATTTGAAAACCCTGTTATAACAATGGAAGATATTTTGCTTGACATCAGAGACTAATTCTGTTATACTCTGTATCACAATGAGTAACCAAACACATCAAGCCCTCTATCTCCAATTGAACAGATGGTTTGGTACAGCTAATGCTGTAGCTTTTAGGGTAGCTACTCACAACCCTTCCAACTTCACAACAAAGCTATAAAAGGAGGAAACGCATATGGCAATATTAGAAGGAACAGCGTACTGGGCTAGTATAACTACACCCAATACGACATTTGAACCCGTGTACACAGTCAACCTAGTGGTTGATGATGAGACAGCAAACGAGTTTGCATCTCGTGGACACAAAGTAAAACAGATGGATGAAGGTCCTGCTGTTATAATCAAACGTAAAGTAAATGGTCCTAACGGAATGGTTAGACCTGCACCTCGTTTGATGGATGGTGATAAGCAGGAAGTCACAACTGCTGTTGGTAATGGATCAAAAATTAAAGTCCAGTACAACGAATACAGTGGCGAAGGTAAGTTTGGTCCTTACACAGGATTAGATTTACAGGCAGTAATGATTACCGATCTTGTGCCTTACAAGAATGGTGATGGTGATGAGTTCTTATCCGATGGAGAAGAATTCTAATGATCATTACTATTAACAATGATGATGGCACTACCAACTTTGATGTTAATAACATTACGGATGATACAGTGAAGAAGGAAGCTACTGTTATAGTACAAAAGGTTGGTAGCTTACAAGTCATTATTGAAGCCTTAGACTTTGCTAGTCGTACCCATAGAGCTAACTTAGAAGAGTTGCTTAAGAGTAGAGACGAAGCTATAGTCGAACCAGCCGAAGAGACTGACAAAGAATCTTCAAAATAAATAACTCGGCTAGGTGTAAAAGCCTAGCCACTTTTCTAAAGGAGATAGAATGCAAGAACAAAGTAAATTCGTACGACACAAATTACCCTGCCCTTCATGTGGTGGCTCTGACCCTGTGTCTATGAACGAGGACAAGTCTGCTCATTGCTTTAGCTGTGAGACACACTTTCCTAATTATATTGATGCTTGTGATGGTAAAATTATGGACACAAATCCTAAACCTAAAGTAAGTAATACTTTTCTTAACACATATACTGGTAGTTTTGGTGCTCTTACAGACAGATGTATTTCTGAAGACACAGCTAAGAAGTATGGAGTAAGACGAGTAGTAAGTACAGATAACAAAGTATCTCAACACATCTATCCATTCTTCAATGGTAACGAAGTGGTTGGGACTAAGACACGTTTTGTAGACAACAAGAACTTTGCATTTGCAGGTACATATGAAGGCACTGGTTTATTTGGGGAACAGTTGTTCCGTAATACCGGTGGTAAGTATCTAACAATTGTTGAAGGTGAGTGTGATGCTATGGCTGCTTATGAATTGATGCAGTCTAAGTGGGCATGTGTCTCGTTAAAGCGTGGTGCATCCGGTGCTGTTAAAGATATACGAGAAAGCATTGAGTTTGTTGAATCATTTGAGAACGTAGTATTATGTTTTGATAATGACAAGGCAGGTAAAGAAGCGGCTAGAAAGGTTGCTCGTATATTAAAACCGGGCAAGGCTAAGATAGTTACACTACCGAATGGATGTAAAGATGCTAACGATATGCTTAGACAGAAGAAGTTTCAAGACTTCATGTCTGCGTGGTGGGAAGCTAGAACCTACACACCATCAGGTATCATGGAATTGTCTGCTCAGAAGTCTGAGTGGTTACACCGAGAAACTAAGGAAAGCATAGCTTATCCTTGGGAAGGTCTCAACAAGAAACTATTTGGTATGCGTAAAGGTGAGTTAGTAACTCTGACAGGTGGCACAGGACTAGGTAAGTCTAGTGTGACTCGTGAGCTTGAACACTGGCTGATTAAAAATACTGAAGACAACGTAGGTATTGTTGCTCTTGAAGAGAACTGGCTACGAACTGCTGATGGTATTATATCTATCGAAGCTAATGATAGAGTGTATCTTAACGAAAGACGAGAACAGTATAGTGAAGAACAACTAACTAATCTGTTTGATAAAGTCATACCCAAAGGTCGTGTGTTTATTCATGCCCATCTTGGGGTCACAGAGATTGATGAAGTATTTTCTAAGCTACGATATATTATTGTAGGTTGTGAATGTAAGTGGGTCGTTGTAGATCATCTACATATGCTAGTCAATGTTATGGGTGAAGGTGATGAACGTAGAGGTATTGATTCACTAATGAATAAATTACGTAGTCTGGTAGAAGAGACTGGTGTAGGTATGATACTTGTATCTCACTTACGTAGGGCATCCGGTGATAAAGGACATGAGCAGGGTATCGAAGTATCCCTGTCACACCTCAAAGGTTCAGCAGGAATAGCACAACTATCTGATTGTGTGATTGCACTAGAACGTAATCAACAAGCAGAGAACCAAGACGAAGCTAACACTACGAAGGTACGTGTACTTAAATCACGATACACAGGTGATACTGGATTAGCCTGTAGCTTACGTTACAACAACGAAACTGGTAGACTCTTTGAGTTATCAGAGGAGGAAACATTTGACAACACAGAATTCTAAAATTATATTTGACATAGAATGTGATGGTCTCAAACCAACCAAGCTACATTGTATTGTAGCCAAAGAAGTTGGTGGTAAGGTGTATGAGTTTACACCTGACAGACTTGCAGAAGGTATAGCATTTCTTAGTAGTGCCGATACATTAATCGGACACAACATCTTACGATTTGATTTAGATGTGATTAAGAAACTAACAGGTGTAGATTTATATCACAAGAACATTGAAGATACTCTTGTTATGTCTAGGTTATTTAAACCTATCCGAGAAAACGGACATAGTTTAAAGACTTGGGGTTATCGAGTTGGCTTTGCTAAACAAGAACAACCTTTAGACTTTGACGAGTATACACCACAAATGCTAGAGTATTGTGTCAACGATGTTAAACTCAATGAGTTAGTTTACTATACATTACTTAATGAACAAGTGGGGTTTAGTCAACAGTCGATTGATCTTGAACACCGAGTTGCTCGGATAATGTCTGATCAAGAAAACAATGGGTTTAAGTTTGATGAACGACAGGCTACTACATTACTTGCTGATCTTAAAACTAAGATGAACGAAATCGTAGAAGAAGTACAGAGTACATTTAAACCTAGAATGGTTGATGTTAAATTAGTTGTACCTAAGTTTAAAAAAGATGGAACATTATCTAAGTCAGGCTTACGATCTGAAGAGTATAATAACTGTATACAAACAGGTAATCATAAACCATTCATGAGACAAGAACTTAAAGAGTTTAACTTAGGTAGTCGTAAACAGATTGGTGAGTATCTTGTTGAGGTAGGTTGGAAACCTAAACGATTCACACCCACAGGTCAGCCGATTGTAGACGAGGGTACTCTTAAAAAGATTACTCACATACACGAAGCTAAACTAATTGCAGACTTCCTGCTGTATCAAAAGCGTATTGCTCAGATACAATCATGGTTAGATGCACTAGAAGATGATGGTAGAGTACATGGTTCAGTGATTCCTAATGGAACTATTACTGGTCGTATGTCTCACAACCATCCAAACATGGCTCAAATACCGGCAGTATACAGTCCTTTCGGTAAAGAATGTAGAGCTTGTTGGACTGTAGACGAAGGGAATGTTCTGCTCGGAGTTGATGCTTCAGGGTTAGAACTTAGAATGTTAGCACATTACATGAACGATAAGGAGTACATACATGAAGTGGTCAACGGAGACATACACACAACTAATCAAAAACTTGCAGGTCTTGAATCAAGAGATACAGCAAAGACTTTCATCTATGCCCTCGTATACGGAGCAGGAGATGAAAAGATTGGAAGTGTGGTTGGAGGATCAAGAAAGCAGGGTAAAGAACTTAAAGAACGCTTTCTCGATAATCTCCCCACATTTAAAACTCTTAAGGAAAAAGTACAAGGAGCTGCAAAACGAGGATACTTAATGGGAG